ATATGTTGTTTTTCCGTAAAGACGGCGATAACCCAGATAGGATTGAACACGCTGCTCCGGGTAGTGCGGATGCGTTGCCGATTGCGCGCAAGTGGCTAGAACAGATGCGCCGCGAAGGTCTATGCGCATCTGTTCCTGACGATGAATTGTTGCGGGAACTTATCACACATGCCGAGTTTGATGTTTACGAATGGCAGAAGTTGGCAAGCCCTGTATGGATGAATATCAATCAAGGCAATGTGCTGCGATCAAAGAGGGGTGAAAACGACGAACGGCATTTGTGCATGTTGCAGCTTGAAACTATTGAAAAGTGCCTGCGCCTGTATTCCAAGCCGGGTGACGTGGTTATGGACCCATTTAATGGCGTAGGGTCAACAGGAACTGTTGCTATTAAGCAATTTCGGCGCTACCTAGGTTTCGAACTAAAGCCGGAATATGCGCGGCAAGCAGGCGTTTACTTGAAAGATGCGGAAAGTACACAGTCGCAGCTTTTCTAACACTTGACTACTTGAAAACACTTAACTGAATGCCTATATTGAACATGCAGGGCTAGTCCGGCCAGATGAACCGCAGCAAATCCTACTGCTTGCCCTGCATTATTATAGGATCAGCTAAAGGGTAGCTTATGACTTCTGAAAAGAAATTCTACGTTTACATCCACCGTAAAGCTACGGATGGAAGTGTTTTTTATGTGGGTAAGGGACAGGGTAAAAGAGCGTATTGGGTGCATAACAGAAACACTAGATGGCATAGAACTGTAATAAAATATGGGTTTACATCGCATATTGTCATGATGTTTGAACGTGAAGAATGCGCATATTCATTTGAATGTGCCCTTATTAAATTTTACGGACGTGAAAATTTATGCAATGCAACAGACGGAGGATTAGGTATTTATGGATTTATATTTACCAAAGAGACAAGAGATAAAATGTCAAAAAGTCATTCCGGCATTAAACATCATATGTTTGGAAAAAAGCACTCAACAAAATCACTAGATAAAATGTCACAATCAACTCCCAAAAAGAAGGTTTCATGTTCTAATGGGCTGGTATTTGACAGTGCAAAGATGGCATCTAAATGGATTGAAAGCATTGGATTGTCAATCAATGCTCAAGGGAATATAAGCTCATGCGCTCGTGGTGATAGAAAATACGCATACGGGTTCACATGGAAATATGTGTAACCCGCGCCTGTCAAAAGCGCGGGTTTTGCTTGATCAGAACGGCACCTCATCGCCATCATCATATCGTGCGGTTCCATTTGTAGCACGGTCAACACCATCCGAGCCTCCGCCACCATCGCGCGCGCCACCACTGCCGCCTAGCAATGTCAACTCACCACGGAACGGGCGCAGCACGATTTCGGTCGCGTATTTTTCGGCCCCTGATTGATCCTGCCATTTGCGGGTTTCAATCTGGCCTTCGATATAAACCGTCGATCCTTTTTTCAGATATTGTTCGGCGATTTTGCCCAAAGGTTCGTTCAAAATCGAAACGCGATGCCATTCAGTGCGTTCCTTCTTTTCGCCAGTGGCCTTGTCTTTCCACGTCTCACTTGTAGCGATGTTCAAACTCACAACGCGACCGCCATTCGGAAACGACTTCACTTCTGGATCACGGCCCAGATTACCAACGATAATTACTTTATTCACGCCTGCCATATTGTATCCCTCCAATGGATAAGACCCGCACTATGGCGGGTCTTGGTTGCAGTGTCAACTTACATAGGCATGTCATCATCAGGCGGTGGCGCGTCAGCCTTTGCCGCTAGTTCAGTCAATTCCGCCATGTTAGGCTTGACCTGTTCGCGGTATGGTTTACCGTCACCATTCCACCATGCAGTGAACGCGGCCTTACCTTGTGACGCAGCCGCACGTGCTAGCGGCATGGGGTCAATAGCGGGCGTTTCTGGCGGTGTGTCAACGGGCTTTGGTGATGTTGACACTGACACCACAAGAGGCATTACTGTGTATTCCTTTACTTGCCCGCGACGAATTGGAACTACCACTGTTTTAGGTTTATCCATGTGAGACATATTGCTAATTCTGACACCACCCGGCATTGTCTTACCATACGGAACATCAGGGTCACGAAACAACATCATGCTGCGCCCGATAAATACCCTAGGATCAGCCCCCCAAATTTCAGCCATCAATCTGCGCATTCCAAGGCAAGGTCGGAAAAACTTATCGCTGCCTTCAAATGAAATTGATACTTTTTGTGCCTCATTTTTATTAACCACAACCTTAGTGATTTTAATTATCATAGTCGATCCAACCAAATCCGCAGCGTTGATCTGGTCTGATTTAGCAACTAATGTTTCTGCGAAATCATTCATTCGTATTCTCCATCATTCAGGTCAAGAGTTTCAACTCGTTCAGTCTCAATAACTAATGCGCAATCAAGGTTCTTGTAATAATCATCAATAACGTCTTTCACTTTCATTTCAAACGAAATGACCGCATTCAAAATTGCAGCCTGATATGATGGGTCACGAAAAACACGAATAACCCACATAGGCATACCGCCGCAATAACTGACATAATCAAGCCATTCCCAATCTGCAACAAACAATGCAGTCTGGCATTGCAGGATGTGATCTTTTGGGACTTCATTAGTAGCAATAGTTTCAACTTGAAACTTCTGCTTTCGTGATTTAGTCTCAATCCCGCCTAATTCAGTTACCGCCATTCCATCAGGTGAATAACCAACAATTACTCCGTCAATATCGCGAGTGATAAAACCAATCTGAATTACTTCTTCATAGTTTTCAGAATAAAGATCGCGCGCCTTAATTTCATCTGTATGCCCGCGAATTGCGTTATCCCCAATAAACGTAGGTTCGACATACTTGGTAATCCGCTGCGCGGCAACTTCATAAACATGCGCGCGGGTTTTTTCATTATCAGCAATCTTAAGCGTTGGCGTCAAAATCAGGTGCATTTGGCTTGCAGTGATAATGCCACATCGCAGTTGATGCCACTCTTCACTGCCTTGTTGTACGTCGTGAATTTTAATCATTGTTTGGATACCTTTGATTTAGCATTTCATAACTACCGCACGATGGGCAGCATGAATTGCCTTTCTTTTGAAATATACAGAAGCACTTTAGGCAAGTACAAGTGTATATGTATTTGTTTTCCATATCGGAACCTCCATTCTATGATAACTGTCTATCACTTACCCAAAGCGATTGCAACAGCTTCTTGCGCGTTTCTTGCTATGCCAGCGCGACCGCCATGCGCAACGATAACCCTATGAAAATTCAACTGATCAGGTGTTGCACGACCTGTTGCAGTCTTGCACTCAACCGCGTAAAAACAACCATCAGGCGCAACCCCGATAATATCCGATCCACCCTTGCCGCCAACTCCAAACCGAATAACCCTGCCCGATCCAGTCCTATCCGGCAATGCCCCGCAGTTATTCCGCCATGCCAAACAACCAGCCTCGGATAATCCGACCATACAGTCGTTTAATACATTACCCTCACTTCGCATCTTTCAACTCCGCTAAAACCTGCCCGTCGCGTTTAAATATTCTTACCGTTTCCGTAGTGTAACCATTATCACGACACCACACACGGACTATTTCAACACATTCCGGCGTTTCGTCACTGCAAGCTGATACGATTGTGCCGGGTTTAAGCATTTTTTAATATCCAGTCATGTGGGTGTTTTGAACCTTTGCTTAAATTGCAGAACCTACATAAACACTGCAAATTATCAGGCCAATTAGACCCACCTAAAAACAAAGGCATGATATGATCAACATGATATCCCATAGAAAGATCAACCATACACCATATAGCGGCGCACTTATTATCCTGAATTTTTATTTTTTCCTCTATGTCTAATGATGTATAAAACCCATCCGCGCCTTTTCTTCTAGCTACAGCATTTAATGAATATTGCCTAATTTTATCTGGGTTACTATCTCGCCATGTTTTGCAATGATTTAGTTTCTTTTTTCTGTTTTTATTACACCAATCTATATCAAGTTCTCTAATTCTTTCAGGATTTTCATGTCTCCATAGTGAGTTCCTAATTCTTACACATTCCACACAATCCCAATTGCAAACTTGCCTTTGATCAATGTGACCATGCTTACATGGCCTTCCTGTAAAGTAGTGAGTTATCCCACTAGCCTTAGCATCCGCCCTATTGACAATAGGGCCAGTATATACTATCTGAATTTCAGTCATTGGCGATAATCCGATCTTGCCTATGGTTAGGGCCGCTGCGGTGCTGATTACACCTAGCGGCCCGTTTAATATAAGCATTATTTAGAAAAAGTCAAGACTTGCGCGCCCGCGCATTGAATACATGCTTTGCCCAAGCATGAGGATTTTTCATCCCTCTAGATTTCCCCTGTTCTACCAGTTCAGTCATGGTTTTTGCCATTCCTTGATCTTTTCTAATTTCCTTAGCCTCTATTCGCTTGGTGTTTCTATCTATTTCAATTAATTCTCCTTCAATTTCTTCAATTGATCGGCCTTTAATTGGATATACGTTTCCGCAATGTGGGCAAATCGGTGCAGGCCGATGGCAAAAATAGCAAACTTCGCACTGTCTTGTTGGCTCTGTCTTTTCCCCATGTTTCTTTTTATCCTTACCTTCCAATGTCCAATCCCGATCATCATCAGGTAATCCATGCCTATCTACATTTCCAGCATGATCAAATATATATGCAGGGTAGTCTTTCATTCTAAGCACCCGGCCATTCTTTTGCATCTGCCAAGGCAGACTTTTAGTTGGCGCAAGGTCACTCATGCACTCAATAGTAACATCAACACCCGCCGCCGCAGACAAGTCAAATCCAAAAGCCATAAGTGAGCAATTAGAAAGTGACAATATTTCACGCCTAGCAAGTGCCTTTACACGACGTGAAATTTCATCATCTTTCATGTCACCACTCACATGCGCAGCCGCAATACCAGCATCCCTAAATGATTGCGCTATCATTTCTGCATGCTTTACAGAAGTTCCAAAGGCTATGTTGATTTTACCCATAGCGTGGTTTTTATAATGATTAACAGCGCTTCCAATTAAAACGCTATCAGATGTCATTAAATCGTCTAACTGCGATTTATTATAGTCACCACTAGACGATTTAACTCCGCTAAGGTCAGGTTTGCTTGGTGCGAATAATCTGTAATCCGACAACCGCTTATTATCAATCAACCATTTAACACTAGGACCGCAAACCATATCGTCAAACCAATCACCCATTGGCTTTCCATTTGTTTTCAGTGGCGTTGCGGATAGCCCAATAATCCAAGCACCAGCCGCGCGATACCACGCAATCACGCGGTTTATTTCATCACCGCCATAATGACACTCATCAACGAATAGAATATCCGCAGTAGGCGCATTATCCAACCGCCGCGATAACGTGCCACTAGTCGCCAAATGCACACGCGCAAACGGATTGACAGGATAACCCGCCGCGATATAACCATACGGAATACCGTAGTTATCCATCGTCTTGGCAGTCTGTTTCAACAACTCACGCCTAGGAACCATGAACACGCAACGGCTTCCCTTCGCAACCGCCGATTGTATCATGTAACTACCCATTATCGTATTATGAGTTACAGTGAAGTCTCCAAGCAAAAATAACCTATCGTTTCCTTCAATCTCAAATCCATAATAACTTCCAACTCCAGCCTTCTCAATAGAAAATCCTGTTACTAACACATCTTTCTTTTGCATCCTTACATTTGCTATTTTTCTTTTAAGCCTAGTTGGAATTTTAAATGTATCACCAGAAATGCTTACTTTTTCATAATCACCAACAACTCCATTATTGTTGCATTTCTTTGTTACTGTTTTAGTATGCGCAGCAAATCCTAGTGACCTAGCTAAAAATGCTATGTCATGCAGTAGTTCTTTTCTTTTCTGCACGATCTCAAAACAGCCAATACCATGATAACCATCACTATCAATTAGGCCAGCCAATAGTTTCAGCCTGTCATTTCGACTTGATGTTTTATAAATCATAGGAATGTGTTTATTATTTAATACGCCAATGCTGGTAAGATCATTCCTTAGAGAGTTTACTCCACCTTTTACTTTACATGTAATGTAATACATTGGGCACTTGCCATCATTGATTTCATGCCTAACTGTTAATTCACGGTTAGTAGCCTCAGTGTTTACAGCGTCTAAAATTTCTCTATCAATGGTAGCGAAGCCAGTTCCATTTGATGTTCCATCTCCAAGCCAAAGACCTAAAATATAAGGTTCTACTGGTAGGGCATTACTGTTATTAAAATCAACGCCAGTTCTGTATTGCTTATATACATGCTTAAAGCTTGCGCTTTTATTCATATACTCACTAACTGTCACGTTAACTATAGAACCTTTAGGCTTTGATCTGCTTTCATATCCAATAGCCCCAGTTGATATAGAAGCTCCAGTTCTTTTAAGTGATAGAATATGACTTTCGTTGCAAACCCAAGGATCACCTTTAATTGGCGTGATTTTATACAGCATTTCACTACCAACGCACGTTGATTTAACAAGTCGTGGGTGGCTGTCAGGCCCCATAAGATAATCACCAGCCATTACATACTGGACCTTCTTTATGGAACCATCAAACATTAACACTGGAGTATCATAACCAAGGCATTTGCCGCTGCCTGTGCTAGACTGCATCAACGTAGACTTATACCGCCGCATACTTCCGCGTACTCGGTCAATCAATTCGGATTGATCTGGGAATAACTGGATCGACTGATTATTCAAACCCCACATCCTCATCCGATACCGCTGCAACCACCGCCGCAACCGTTCCCATAACCGCCGCCAGAGGAACAGTCGTTACTTTACTATTCCATCCCGGCCCGAAATATACCGCACGATTGCCAGCAACACCAGCCCCCGGATAATCACCCAACGTCCTATTCCACACTGCCCACGGTGTTTCTGATAGCACCTTACGCAACGGAGGGGAACTGTTAGCGATAATCAACTCCCCATCCTTAACCCTGATACCATACCCCGCCAAGCCCTTGACCGCAACGTCATAACCTATGCAACCATTATCCGCCGCCTTGGCAACCAATTCACCAATCGAACTTTCCCGGCCCATGCCGTTATCGTCATGCCGAACACGGCTAGTCATAATCGTTTGCAGCAGCTTCTCCGCATCGCTCACGTCCTTAGCCGACTTATGCCAATCCCAATCCTGTGACTGCATCCACTTTTCTGCATCGGCCAGTGAAATAACCTTAGTGCTAGTCAGCGAATACGCGCCCGCGATAAACGGACCCAACTGATCACCGTCGCGCTGATCGTCCAGAACGATAGCCGCCGCCTTAGTAAACGTATCGACATTTTTCAGCAGCGACTGCATATTTTCTAACGTCCTAGCCAACAGCCGCGCCGAAAAATCAGGCGTAATCACTTCGGCAATCAATCGCTGCAAATCCGCGAACCGTTCCCTGCTCCCCGGCGTTTTAACCTTTACCAACTCAAGTGTCGTGATCCGGTCTTTATCCGCGCCCTGCTCAATAC